CAATAAGAATCTTACGAGGCTTTTTATCTTCTGGAATAATATTTTCTAGATTGATAGTGAGAATGCCGTCAGCAAGATCTGCGCCTTTTACAACAATAGTATCTGCTAGTGTAAAGGCACGGCGGAATGCTCGAGCAGAGATTCCTTTGTGAAGATAGTTCTTAGCTTCTTCTACTTCTTTTTTACCTTCGATGTGAAGAACTCCATCTTTAAGTTCAATATCTAGTTCGTTGATTCTAAATCCTGCAATTGCAAGTTGCAATTCATACTTATGATCTTCGATCTTTACGATATTGTATGGAGGGTAGTTGTTTGTTTGACCGGGTGTAGCTGATGCTAGCTTATCGAACATTTTATCAAAACCGATAAAAAGTGGGTCAGGGAACACAGTTGTGTTAATTCTACGTGTATTACTTTCCATTTGCTATCTCCTTTATTAAGCAAGATGATTTATTAGTAGGTCCTTAAAGGCACCTACACTTTTATTTATAATACTTTTTTAAATATCACTTAGAATATGGTTTAAAATCTTTTCCACTCGCAACAAAACACGCTGTGTCTTCATCTACGAGATTTACGAGAGTCCAGGAACCAGTGGTCTGATTTACTGAAAATACAAATTCAGACCACATGGAACCTACAAGAATATGATTTTGAAATATTTTTCCGCTAAAAAGAATTTCTTCGTCATAAGTTGCAACTGCTTGCTGAATAGCAGAGTGCGATGAACAGTATTGCTCTGCTGTAAAAATAACATCCTGTGCAGATGCAGTCTTAGTAGACAAAAGCAATCCTAAAGCTATTTTCTTAATCACTTTATTTCCTTCACATGGGTTTCATAATATATGCTATCAAATCACCAGCAGAAATTGTTACTAGGCTTTCAGACATGTTTTGCAAAACAAGTTCTACTTTTCCAGAAGTGTTAATAGGCTGAGGCCCGCCGGCTAAAACCAAAGCGTGCTTAAAAGTTGCTTCTGGATGGGAATAGGCAATAGCAATTAAATCTGTTAATTCTAATGCTGCGTCTGTAGGAATAACTACTCGGATCATTGGAGGCAACTGAAACGAATCTTTATTACCTCCAATGCCTTTTACGAGTATAGGCATTTCTTTATTCCAAGCATTATAAGATTTCAAACGTTCTCCATGTTGAATAGAGACTTTCACTTCAATCATTATTTTTTTCCTATATTATACTTTGCTTCAAGAGTCCAATTAGTTTTTTCTTTATGGGATAAAATCTTAATTTGATTGAGAGGAGCAACAGGATCCTGTGCGTCTTCTGTATTAACAACCTTGATTAAGTCCCACTCTTCGAGAAGATTTACGATTGTATTTCTTCTTCCTTTGTCTTCGTCGGTAAATGTATCTTTCTTACCGTCGAGAATGAACAACTCTTTAAAATGTAAAATTGAATATCTACCTTGCTTGTGTAAAATGTGGCAAGTTTGATATAGCTTCTTTTCTTTACGAGAAGATATTCCAATACGAGTTAGTGTTTCTTTTATTTTAAGAAAACTATCTGGTGAAGGAAGAGAGATTTCGATACCAACCCCTTTAAAAATATTTTCAGTTTGCATAATCACAGCACCTTTTCTTATTGTTTTTATAATGCTGATGTTCACCATGACCATCGTAATATTTATTATTTCGATGGTCCCCCAGTCGTGAACCTTTCATGGATTGATTTTAGATCGTCTTCCGACAGAGCTTTGAGATACATCTTAGCTACTGTACGATTACATTGATACGTTTGTTGAATGGCATCAAGGTCTTCACTCTTCTCAGCTTTAGACCACTTTGAAAAGCGTTTACGTTTACGAAGAGCACCGAGATAATAACGGAACTGTGCGTCATTAAATAGATGAGCTCGCATGTTCATCTCATTCGCGTGTAGAATAGTATCCTCGAAATTTGAGAAGCCACGATTAATGATATAAGCATTATATTGCTTTTCAGTAAATTCTGGGTTCTCATTATCACGAATAAGATCTTTTTTATCGAACGACACTGCGTTCATAAAATCAAAAGGACTGATATCACTCATTGGGTTCTCCAAAAACTCTCTTATATTCTCGAGCTGCTCTTTCCATTTCATATTGAGATGGATAATGACGAAGACATCTGCTTGCCCATTCTCTTACATACGCAGGAACACGAGGAGTTTCCTTAGGATCAATAAGAGCCTTCAGAAATGTTTCTGTTTGTTGAACAGACCTAGCTCTTTCATCAGGTAAGGTCATTGCGAGCTTCTTCAATTTCTTTTAGCAGTTTATCAAAGTCAAGAGCACATGGTTCACAAGATTTTACAGTGTGAGCTCCATCTGCTGTATCTATAGTTATAGTATATACGGTCTTCTTGTCAACTGGTTTTTCACAGAAAATACAAGTTTCTGTGTTTTTATGCACTAGTTTTTTAAACCACTCGCTCATTACCAAAAACCCAAAGTTCTACCATTACCCGCGATAATAATAAAGCAGGTAACAACGTGCAGTACAATCCAAAATGTTCTGAACGCTAGAGCACGTTTAACATCTGTTTGTGTAATAGGCAAGAATTCTGGTTTATCTTCATCGGTGATACCAATTGGCATCCCAACTGTTCTAGCCCACATTTTTAAGAAACGTCTTTGCCCACTCACTTGTATTCTGCCTCGATCATCACCTCAGTCAAGAAGGCAACCATGTTGACTTCAAGATCAGCGACAAAGTTTGCTTTGTACATATAATCAGCAAGTGTTACGACGAACCCAGGAAGACTCTTGAGTTGAACTTTATCAGTTGACATGTCATAGATACGGCGGAACATCTCGTTCATATCCTGATCGGAATTCTTACCTACCCATTTGCGCATCTCAGTAAAGTTCTTCTCCTTAAGCAACTTAAAGAGCTCATCCATAGACTCTTGCTTAAGATTAATAAAAATGCCCTCATCAATCTTACCAGACCCCGCATAAGTTTGCAACTCAGTCAGTACGCGACGGAAGTCCGGGAAGTGTTTTTCGATTACCTTTGCAACTACTTTATTGTCGTACTCTACTTGTTCTTGGTCGAGAATGGCACGAACTCGCTTGTAGAACTGTGCAGCAAGAGCAGGACGATCGTTAGTTTCAATAGTAAAATCCACTTCTGAAAGACGAGAGCGAAGTGGTTGGATAATGCGGTTTTTAAAGTTACATGTAAAGATAAAACCACAATTAGAAGAATATTCTTCGATAAAGTTACGAAGTGCTGGCTGAACAGATGCAGCGTTAAGGTAATCTGCCTCATCGAAGATAACATATTTGCGACCACCGGTAAGAGATACCGCTGATGCATATGTAGAGATTTCATAACGGAGAGTATCGATATTCACGTTAAGTGAACCGTTCTTAACAATATAATCGCAACCCATTTCTTTAAGCATGGCTTTTGCGACTGTAGTTTTACCTACACCCGGTCCACCAGTAAGAAGAAGGTTTGGAACTGAATCGTCAGATACAAATTTCTGAAAAGTCGTTTTCATTTTTTCAGGAAGAATAGTATCTTTGATTAGCTGAGGTCTGTATCGCTCGACCCAGAGTACTTCATTTGCTTTTGTGTCAATAGACATTCATCACCATTTTCATAATATAAGGAGTAAGAAGGGGCTTTACGCCCCTTCAATTATTCTTGAACCTTGTCAGCAAGAGGTCCTTCTGGAACTGCGGCCGGCATAGCACCTTGTGGCTTTTCACCTTGTGGTGCATTTTGCTGAAGGAACATTTCAAACTTATTGCGAAGCATGCCAACACCGGCAAGTTCACGACCTTCATACGCACCACGGCGAGAAGTGATATCGATCATTTGAATTACTGTTGCGATATCTTGCAGCGAAAGCTGTACTTTTTCTTGTTCACTCATTTCAATTATCCTTTTTTATAAGTCGACTTAGTTTCAATACCGACGTAATAAGTTACGTCGCTGCCCTTGAACTCAGAGATACCCTTTGCGCAAAGAGTAACTTGATAGTCCTGAGGCAAGAGCTTAAGATTATCTGTTTTGATAATAATCTTAAATTCATCTGATGTCTCGCCGATTTCAACGCCGTAGTCATCAGAATTTTCTTGTGCGCTGTTCATGGCTTTCAGATAGATCTTACCGGCTTCACCAACGAACGCAACTTCAGTAAATTGGAGAACACCAGCTGCTTTAATAACAGACTGCATATCATTCCAAGATACACTTACTACAACGTCTGAAGAAGGAATTTTGATTTCTTTTTCAGGGGCTGCATGGATCATAGAGATATCGGCATACACATATTTTGTGCGCTGTTTGCCGTCCTTGATCATAAAGTATTTATCATGAAACTCGACATCGGGGTCTTTGTAGAGGCTCAAAATTGACAAAAAGCGAGACAAATCATAGATGCAAGCTTGAGCTGGGATCTGATCTGGAATCGCTGCGATGGCAATAAGAGTTTTTTCAGGGGTAACAGTCTTAAGAACATTACCTTCTTTCATCAAGATAGATTTGTTAATGCTTGAAAAGCTTTTGAGAATAGTGAGAGTGCGCTCAGAAAATTTCATTATATAGATCTCCTATGGTTCTTATCTGTTAATATTACTACGTTTTTTCTTATTTGTCAACTGGTTATTCTCATAGTTCTTTTTATTACTCGTTTTATCTGCTGTAGCAGACACACCGAGTGAACCAATTGCGCCCATGTTTCCCTTGAAGATATAAGAACCAACATGATTGAGTTGCATCCAAGGGCACATAAAGATTTGCATTCCAGCTTGACGAGATTTTTTACAGAAGAAATAATCTTCCGACAAATATCTTTTTGTTTCAGGATCAATTATGCAATCAAAATAAGCCATGATGTCACGAGAACCGTCGAAATTCTCTGTGCGGGCATGATCTGGTTTATACGATAGTTCAGGATATGCTTCTTTGTATCTTTCAAAGGTCTCACGAGGAATCAACATGAAACCGGTACCACCTTCACCAATTTCAAGTGGCTCTGAAAGATTAAAACTTGCAAGCTTATGAACAGGGTTGAAAACAAAGTCAGCACTGTACTGCTCAAGATCAAACGGGTTTTCATCTCCGCGGCCGGCATCTGCAGCTTTCTTTACCTTTTCCCATGCAATTGTTTTCTTTGGATAAGGTCCAGTTAGTACGTTGTATTTTGCTGGATCTGTATGATACACGGCAAGAAGACTCAAAACATCTTTAGCATTAAAACCAATATCAGCATCGATAAACATAAGATGAGTGGCGTCAGAACGCAGGAATTCATCTACGATATAATTACGAGCTCTTTGAATAAGACTCTCATTAAATAGATAATAAAAGCGAAGATTGATACCGTTTGCTGCAGTTATCATTGCTAAATCTGTGCATGACTTAGTATAGATGCCGGTGCAGTTACCGCCATACATTGGTGTACCTACAAAAATTTTGTATTTCTGTAGATCTTGAATTGATACTTCAATTTTCATCTCTCAACTTGCTCCATATCGTGTTGTGCTCTATGAATAGTTTGAAGACGTAGAATATCAGCTGCTACGTCGTGTACACTATCATGAGCTTTAAAGTTATTATTCCAATATTCTTCATCAGCGATTGGAACAAATCCATTTTTTGTACTAAAATCGAATGATGCGTCGATGTAAGTACGAGTATCACGAACTCTCCAAAAAGGAATGTATTCGTTTAGAAACTTATCTTTATGAACAGACATCGAAAGATGATCCAAAATTACAGGATCAAACCCGTTCGAACGACTCCACCAGTAAGAGATCTTTTCTGATTTGCGAAGATAAGAAATCATAGTCTCAATAAACTGAGGAACGGTAAGATCGGTAGGAAGAGGCTTGATGTTCTTCTTTACTTCAGGCGCTTGTTGCATCCACCAGTTCAGATCTTCTTCTTTATAAGAGAAGTCATAATTAGTAACTTGATCTTTAATAGACAATTTTGATTTTTGAATCGTGTCTACAAGCTCTTGAAAAGAATAAGGTTGTTCAAGAAATCTTTCCCAAACAAATGTTGTATAAGAACAATCGATAGCAGGAGCAAGCCTTGAGCATTGCCCGATTGTTTCAAAGTCTAAAATAAAATCTGTTCTCATACAAAAAATTCCTCTAGCGTATTCTTTTGCTCATCGTATTCGAGCTTCTGTGTAGTATTATACTGCAAAATGTAATCGGTGTCAACCCAATTTCTTTGGCCTCGGAGTGTCGCTAGAACCTCTGTAGCCATGTCCTGGGCCGTCTGTACTGGTACATTCTGGCATATATGGTTAGCATTACGTGGGCTTGCATCGACCAACTCAAAGTCTTCTGGAAGGCCCATGATTGACATTGCTTCTCGGTATGTAATGAAACGGTCTTCATCGGGGTGTGTAAGCATCACTGGATAGTGGCCTACGAAAGCACCAATGCGATCTTTTGGTACAATTACACCTCGACGCATGATGCTATTTCCAGCCTCGAGTTTCTTGTATTTGTAATCACACTTTTCGACTTCTTTCTCAAAGCCGTTTTTAGCCATCCATTCACCAACTTGCTTATAGTTATGTCCCATACTTTCAATATAACTAAAAGCGCATACACCACGAGCAGATGTAAGTGGAATAGCCTCATGATGTTCTTTATGAGTACGACCACCATGAATTTCTTCAAGGATGTACTTGTAATATGGATTCTCGGATGGCTTCTTGGGGTTAATCGGTTCCATCTGA